CTGGGTTCTTCATCTCCACCGACACCAACAACCGGATCGCAGCGGCCCCTGCGGTTGGTTTTGGCCCCGCTGCGTTTGGCACGGTCACCCAGCTCACCAGCAAATCCACGACCGTCGTCGTCAACGCCAAGGCCGGCACGATCACGATGCAGGCTGCGTCCCTGGCAAGCGTGACCAGTGTTTCGTTCACCTGCACCAACAGCGCCATTAGCGCCACCGACGTCGTCATCGCCAACCAGGGGTCCGGTGGTACCGCCGGTGCGTACCAGGTGGCGTGCATCTCTGTTGGCGCTGGCACCTCGGTGTTTCGGGTGACCAACGTCACCGGCGGGTCCCTGTCGGAAGCAGCCACCATCAACTTTGCCGTCATCGACACCAGCGCCACCTGATGTCAAACGACAGGGGTGCTGGTTGGGTTGGCCTGCCAGAGCCCCTGTCGTCGGACTTTCGGTACTTTCTGGTTTTGGTTTGGCGGCATTTATCTCTGCCGGACCCAACCCCCATCCAACTCGACATCGCTGCGTACATGCAGCACGGGTCTAAGCGCAGGATCGTCGAGGCGTTCCGAGGCGTCGGTAAGTCCTGGATGGCCGCGGCCTACGTGCTCTGGTTGCTGCGCCGGAACCCCCAGCTCAAGATCATGGTGGTGTCGGCCTCAAAGACCAGGGCCGATGACTTCACCATGTTTTGCTTGCGGTTGATCCGTGAGATCCCGATGCTCCAATGCCTTGAGCCGGACCGGGATGAGCAACGGTCGTCTGTGAACCGGTTTGACGTCAGGCCCGCGATTCCGGATCAAAGCCCATCGGTCAAAGCTGTGGGGATCTTTGGGCAACTCACGGGCTCCCGGGCCGACTTGATCCTCCCGGACGACGTCGAAACCCCCACCACCGCCTGGTCCGTTGGGATGCGGGAGAAGCTGCTGGCAGCTGTCGGTGAGTTCAACGCAATCCTGAAGCCCGGCGGCGAGATCATGTTCCTGGGGACGCCCCAGACCGAGGAATCCGTCTACAACAAGCTGGCCCAACGTGGGTACCAGGTACGCATCTGGCCCGCCCGGTACCCCGAAAAACCAGCCCGGTACAACGACTGCTTGGCCCCAGTCATCATGGATGGCTGCCCGGAGCTGACGGGTCAACCGACAGACCCAGGTCGGTTCAACGAAATGGACCTGTTGAGCCGGGAGACGTCGTACGGCCGGTCGGCGTTTGCGTTGCAGTTTCAGCTGGACACCAGCCTCAGTGATTCCGAGCGGTTTCCCCTGAAGCTGGCGGACCTGATGGTGCTGGAAGTGTCCGACCACGGGCCCGAAAAGGTGGTGTGGAGCTCTGGCGCCGAGTACCGCATCAGCGACCTGCCGACCGTTGGGTTCAGCGGCGATTACTACTACCGGCCGGCGTACATCCACGGCACCTGGTTGCCGTTTGACGGCTGCGTCATGTTCATTGACCCGTCTGGCCGCGGCCTGGACGAAACGGCGTACGCGATCGTGGCCCACCTGAACGGCAACTTGTTCCTGCTGGAGTCCGGTGCGTTCCGCGAAGGCTACACAGAGCCTGTTCTGCAGGGCCTAGCAGCCGCTGCAAAGCGCCAGAAGGTCAACCTGATACTCCTGGAGGACCAGTTTGGCCAAGGCATGTTGGAGAGCCTCCTGAAGCCGTACCTGCAGGTGCAGCATCCGTGCAGCATCGAGACCGTCAGGTCCAACGTGCAGAAAGAACGGCGGATCATTGCGGCCTTGGAGCCTGTCTTGAACCAGCACCGCCTGATTGTCAGTCGGTCCGTCATCGAATCCGATGCTAAGGGCCGAGACGAAGAAGTAATCGAGCGCCGCCTGGCGTACCAGTTGTTTCACCAGCTCACTCACCTCACCGTTGACCGTGGGTGCTTGGCCCACGACGACCGTCTCGACGCCTTGGCCGGTGCGGTTCAATACTGGAACGAGTCACTGGCGATTGATGAAGACCTTGCCATCCGGGAACGACAGTCAGAGATCTGGGACCTTGAGCTTCAGGCGTACATGGGGAACCTTGAAGGCGCTCTTGACCGAAACCTTCTGGGGGGCAGTATTACAGATCTTGCTGCGGCCCCGGCCACCGGCGGCTGGATGCGCGTTAAGCGCTGAACCGCCAAGGCCCAAGGCCTGGGTAATTCGGCTCCCCAGTGAGTTTGTGATCTACAAGGGGGCCAATGACTCGTGCTCGTTTCAGACCGTCGTGATGGCCACCACGGCCCAGATGGCGTGGGAGGTGGCGTTTGAATCCGACGTCTGGGAGCAACTGCCCTGGACCGTCGATAAAGTTCAGGTGTTCCCAAAGATCCCAGTGACCGCAGATGTCGACCATTCGCCTAGCTGATGCCGCCAAGCACGACGAAGGCCTGCCGCATCAGCTGGCAGCCTGGAACGCCTTGCAAGAAACCCTGAGCCCCAAGCAGATCGAGGACTTTGCAGACCTGTACCGGGCTGCTCCAGCCCTCAAGGTTGTCCAATTCCAACCCGGCTCCCCGTTCTCGTACAAACTGACCCCCAACGTCACCTACGGGGAGTTTGCGCAGCAGTCGGAAGCCCGCAGGTTCACGGCGCAGCATCAGTGCGACACGGCCCTGCTGCTGGCCCAGTTTGTCCAAAAAGCCCGGGACCACTTTGGCGGCGCTGCAATCATCACCAGCGGCCACCGTCCGCCCAAGATCAACGCCCAGGTTGGTGGTGCCAGCCAGTCCGAGCACCTCTACAACGTCCCCAACACCGGTGCCGTCGATTTTTACATCGACGGGGAGTCCGTTTACACCCTGCAGGCCTGGGCCGACAAGGCGTGGCCGTACTCTTTGGGCCTCGGGGCACCCAAAGGTTTTATCCACATCGGGGTGCGCCCGGGCAAAACACGGATAAGATGGGACTACTGACGCCAGACCCATGAAAAAAGGCACTAAAGGCACCAAAGGCGGCGGCGGCAAAAAAGGCTACTGATGGCTGACCCCAAAGAAGGGCTGTACATCAACATCAAGCGAAAACGGGACCGGATCAAGGCCGGTTCCGGTGAAGCCATGCGGAAACCAGGGGCCAAAGGGGCCCCCAGTGCCGCTGATTTCAAGAAGGCCGCCAAGACCGCCAAGAAGAAGTAGGGAGCCCAGCCCCCTACCGCTTTACCAGTGGGCTGACGACACCAGCCAGGATCTCGATGGCCCGGTACAGCTTTACAGCCATCCGGCTGTAGTTGCCCAGGGCCTCGTTGTCCTTGGGGGTGGGCGTCAGGTTCACAATGGCCACTGCAGCGCCGTGGACGGCGATCGCAACGGCAACGTACTCAGCGATCCTGGGAGTCATGGAGATTCGGTAGCTGCGCCCCAGTCTGACAGCCCGCGGACAGGTTGCTAGCGGCCTCCTTGGCAAACCATTTGGCTTTGGTGGCTTCGTTGTGCCAGGCCACGTTTAGCCTTTCCGCCATGGCAAGCAGGCTGGCCCATTCCTTGGCGCTATGGGCGGCCAACAGGGCCCGTTGCACCCGCTCCTGGCGCAGCTCCAGCTCTAGGTCTTGCTTGATGGGGTTCACAGGTGGGGCTGTAGCGTCGCTTCGACCCTAGACACCCGCTGCTCGACGGAGTTCAGGCGCCCAAAAGTCTCTTTGCGATCAGCTCGGATGTCGACATGGAGCTCTTCGAGGCGGGTGGCCACGTTTTCGACCGCAACGGTGAGCCGGGTCACCACCTCGCGGTTGGAGGTGTTGCCACGAACCGCCCCACCGGTCGCCATAACAAGAGCAGTGAACGCTGAGCCGACCAGGGCGGCAATAATTTCGATCACTGCCTTGGAGTTGGCTGGCTTGCGCTTGATTCTACCGACAAACCATTAGTCGGTAAGGACCGGAGCGGAAACGGTAAACCCACGATCCCTGTCGATGCACCTCAGCAGCTGCTGGGGGCGCTCCGGGGGAAAGCCCAGCTTTAATCCGTACCCTGTTGGGCCAATCAAGGACCCATTGACGGACCAGTTCTGCCCCATGGTCAACGTGTGGAAATGCCCAAAAAAGCTGTGGTCTGCCCTGATGCCGACGTCTTGGCGGTACACCCATTTTTGTAGGGGCACGGTGATGCCGCCGACTCCGCCGCCGTACTTGATGGCGTCGCCATGATGGAAGCGGAGCTTTTGCCCCAGCACGTCCAGATACAAAATGTTGCCGTCACTGACATGGAATTGGACCCTGTCGTTATCTTTATAGTGGCGCCGCAAATTCTGATACATCAACCATTCGTAGCTGGTCGCATGGGCATTGTCGGCCTGCATTTTAATCGTTGTGCGCCCATGGTTGCCGTAACTGCATGGAATGATGATTTGCTCAAAGCCTTCGTCCTCCAGCAGATAATTCAAGCCTGC